AGAAGCGTGTTTTAAAGCACCATATAAATAAGCATCTGGATATCCTGTGGATATAAAGTTCGTTGTATTAGAACTGCTTAAAGCATCTATAGTGCCATAGTATGTTAATTGTAGCGTATAACTTGCGTCAGGGGTAGGTGCTAATTCTAATGAGTTATCTACAATTGCATAATAAATTGGTTGACCAGTAATATTATTATTGGCTTTTCTGTATACATCTAGTGATTCAATAGATTGCTGAAACAATGGTCTGAAGTCGTTTGATGTTATTTCTACATTAATAGCTTCTAACCAATCTGTTGGTAAGCTCATGTATTGAGCGTCTGCTGTAGCAGTTGCACGCTTTACCATATCTTTATTTCTTAATCTTCTATTAAATTCTGATTCTGTTGCGTCTATAAAAAAGTCTAACTGGTCTGTTAGGTCAGACCTGTTTAAAAAATTTGCAATATTAGTTTTTAATTCATCGTATGTCATACTTTACCTTTCCATGTTCTAAATGGTTTATTATCTGAATGGTTAAGCCATTTCTTCCATTGCGCAGAATCTTGCGCCCATCCTTCTCTGACTGCTCTTTGATATACTACCATAGGTATTTCTGCCACATGGCGTAAATCTTTACCAGGTGTATATTCAGATAGATTTTTTACATAATCTAAAGTTGGCTGTATATCCTGCTTTGTGTGATAAACAACCTTATCATCTTCTGTTGCGAATACAGATTTAAAACCTTTCTTATGATCTATTAATGTAGTCTTTGCCATAGACAGATTTTAGCACAAAAAAAAGGGATGCCGAAACATCCCTTTAAGCTAATTAATAAAACTTATGAAGTTGTTAAATCAGCAACGATTCCATGAGCAGCTTCGTTAGATACTTCTAAACCATACTCACATACAATCATTTTAGTTTCTGCATCACCTATTGTAGCAATATCAACAGTTTTAAAGTCTCTTAAATAAGATACTTTAGCAAACTCTGGATCTACCAATAATAATGATCTTTCTCTTGATCTGTTTGATGGAACGATTTTTAGTTCACCAAAATCAGATGAGTAAACAGATACTGAAGCTTCAACTGTGTTTGCATCAACAAACTGTCTAGCTTGAGTTCTACCTGTGAAACCAGATATTTTTTGCTTGTTTACAGGACCACAGATTGCCATTGAAGGCTCTCCGCCGTTTGTGAAACAATCTTGTAATACTGCTTTAAGCAAGGTTTCAGTTAAAGCTCTTTGAGTTCCGTCTGTTGGAGCTGTACCACCACCAGTAGGTGTAGAACCTGCTGCGTTGCTTACATTAGACTTCATCCAAGATTCAAAGCCGCCAGTTACCCTAGCTGTTGTAGCATTACCAGTTGTTTTAGCGCCTTTTTGACAAAGAGCTTCTTCCATATCTCTTTTTAAAGCTTTAGACATGATAGCTAGTTGGTGAGCCATTTCTGATCTCTTACCAGCTGGGTCTGAAGCGTCTTGAGAACCAGTTACAGTTGCATCTCTTGATGAAATCATTGCAACATTACTTGCTCTAACTGTTGCTGTAGCAGCAGATCTTGATAGTTCAAAACCTTCTAACTGACCAGCAGCGCTAGGTGTAGGCAATGATTCTGTTTGCCAATCAAACACTACGTTATTAATATTTTTTTTACCAATTGATGACATAAATGGTGTTTGCATTGGAGAGATGTTGTAAATGATATTACTTAGATCTTCTCTGTCAGCTGTTGCCGAATATGTGTCAAAAGCATTAGTTACCTTAGCCATTCTTATACTCCTGTATAAATAAAATTATTTTAAAAATTGTTCAAAAACTTTAGCAGCATCCTGGACTCTTCCAGTTTTTGCTAATGTTTGTTTTGCTTTCTTCGCTGGTGCTGCCGATTTAGGTCGGTTAGTAGTTCCAGGTCTAGCCACTCTTGCTGGTGCTTTTTGTGTTGGTTTTTTCTTTGTGGCTTCAACTGTTTTAGAGTTTAACCAAGCATTTCTTAAACCAAGTAAAGCACGATAATCATAAACCTGTTGTATTTCTTCTGGAGTGTACTCCAAAAAATTTACAGCATATTCGCTTATAGCAGCTTTTTCTTTGGCGGCAACCTCTTGGTTTTGCCATTCTGGGATTATTTCAAGAAGTTTTTGATTACCATATTCAACAAACTGTTGAAGTTGTTGTTGCTGTTTAACCATTGCTTCTTGTTGAAGCCTTTGTTGTTCAGCACTTACAGCGGTAAGCTTATCTTTCTTTTCATCCCAAAGCTGTTTTTCGCGAACATACCCAACAGGATCATCTTCGTACAAAGTGTTCCAGTCTGGTTCGTTAGCCAGTTCGCCCTTTAATTGGGCTTCCATCTTCGGTAACAACTGCGAATAAATCGCATCTCTTTGCGTTAACTCTGCTTGCTGCTGCTCAATAGTCTTACGCTGTTGAGAGAGTTCTTGTGTTTTACGCGTATAATCTTGCTGACGAGAATATCCATTGACGAGTTCCTCTTGCGTGACTTCTACCTCTTGGCCATCTACCTTTACAGTAAATGTTTGAAGTTGCGGAGCTTCCTCTTCAATATCTGTTTGTTCTTCATCCAGTTCTTCTTCATAGTCATCTTCTAATTCATCTGCAATTTCTTGATCAATTTCTTCATCAACAAACTCAGAATCATCTTCGATAACTTCTTCTTGTGTTACTTCTTCTGTTTCTGTGACTGCATCTTCAACCTTATCCTCTTCAGGGGTTAAGAAACTTTCAAACATCGAAGTAGTAACTTCCTTATCAGTTTGTAAAGCAGTCGGTTTATCCGTTATTGCCATAATAAATACTCCTTATGTATTTAAGAGTATTTTAGCTTAATAATGTGTAAAAAGGGAAGGTTTAACCAATATTTCTAATTTTGTTTATATTAGCTTTTGTAAGTTTGCCTTTCTCAGCAATGATACGCAGATGTCTTTCAACCTCTGGTAATAGTAATAATGATCTGTGGATATCTTCTCTAGCATTAACATCATCTATCTCTCTTGAGTTTAACCAATGAGTAATATATTCGTTTTTAAGATTTTCTACCGCTTCTTTAAAAACTTCTGAGGTTAATATTTGTTCTGCTTGTGCAGCTTTAACTACTTCTTCGTGTGATACTGACATTATACAAATAATCCCATAGGTAGTTGTTGGTCTACGGAAAATCTACCACCAGTTGGTGTTTGTAAACCAGCAAGTTGTTGTTCTAACTCTGCAATTCTTGTGTCATAAGCTGATAAATTAGGCTGTTGAAAAGTTGGCATATCAATACCAGATATAGCTTTTTGTATATCTTCTTGTGTTACAAATTGCGATACATCTGGTACTTGTGTTTGTGGTAAAGACATTAATATATCTTGTTTTAATATGTTAGGGTCAAACGAAGGTATATCTTCTAATCTAGCAAAACCACTCAAGTCTGGTGCTTGGTAGGTCGGTAATTCGATACCACTTCTAATATCTTCTATCAATAATTGCCTATCTATTGATGGTGGTTTTGGTATATCAATTCTACCTGTAATGTCTCTAATTAAAGCTTCTCTATCAAGTGTGGGTACTGTAGGTATATCTTCTAATCTAGCAAACTGTGATAAATCTGGCATTTCATATTTAGGTACCTCAATGCCTTCTCTTATATCTTTTATTAACTCTTCTCTATCTATAGAAAAATCTCTACCAGTTGGAACTCCTGTAATTAAAGAATCAGCATCCATAAAATCTCTGTTTTCTAAACCAGATATCATAGGTCTTTCTAAAATTTCTCTATCTATAGAGAAATCCCTACCTGTAGGAACTTCTGGTATTAGTGTAGGTATATCTTCTCTTCGTACAAATTGTGAAAAGTCTGGTTGTTCTATGGTAGGCATCCTTTCTGCAATTCGTTCTTGTACTATTCTGTCTATAGCATCTTGGTCTATACCACCACCAAATAGTTTGCCTATGTTCATTAAGTTTTCTAAAGGTCTTATCTCAGGTCTCATATCTGGTTTTCCACCAAATATATCTCTAAGCGGAGGCATCTTCATGTCTCTGTCTACTGGTATTCTTACACCACCAATACCTGTACCTAAAAAGCTAGGATCGTCTGGCTCTTGTGTTGGCGGTGGCTCAA